CAGACGTCCCGGAGAAATTCCGAGGCAAGTCGGTCAAGGAGATCGTCGACAGCTACCAGAACCTCGAAACGCGACTGGGACAGATGGCCAATGACCTTGGCCAGCAGCGAGCGCTGACGGACCGGATCCTGCAGCTGGATCTGAAGCGCAACGACGACCTCCGCAAGAACACCCCCAAGGTGGAAACACCGAAGGTAACCACGAGTGACTTGCTGGATCGGCCGCACGAGACCCTTGAGCGTGCCATGGACGCTCGTGAGAAGTCGATCGAAGACAAGGTCAACGACCGACTCGCTCGCCTGGAAGCCGCCCTCACGCAGCAGAGCTTCGTTCAGAAGCACTCTGACTACCAGACGGTAGTGAACTCCCCGGAGTTCGTGGAATGGGTGAAGGCCCGCCCGACGCGCCTGCGCGCGGCGGCAGCGGCCAACCAGGGCAACTGGCAGATCGCTGATGAACTCCTCACCGAGTTCAAAGGTGATCGCCGCTCCCCCTCCCGCGAGGAATCCACCGCAGAGGACACCGACAACCTGGACGCCGCACGGCGTGCCTCCCTTGAGACCAGCGGCAACGCTGGGGGCAAGAACGGCACGGACGGCAAGCAGAAGGGCAAGGTGTACAAGCGGGTGGATCTGATCCGCCTCCGCATGGAAGACCCCGACTCGTACTACGACGAGGGCTTCCAGAACGAGATCCGGCAGGCCCACGCGGAGGGACGCGTCAAGTAGCGCGCTCTCAACTCCCCTCCCGCTAATCCCCATCCATAGGACTGATCAATGCCTCTTGGTACAAACAACGTCACCCTAGCCAACGTCGGTGCATTTATCCCGACGCTCTGGAGTGACGAGGTCGTTGCCTCCTACAAGAGCAACATCGTCACCGCGCAGCTGGTTCGCCGGCTGAATCATCGCGGCAAGAAAGGGAACTCGATCACGATTCCCAACCCGTCTCGTGCCGCCGCCAACGCGAAGGTTGCGGGCACCCAGGTCACGCTCATCGCGGGTGACTCGGACACGGGTATCAACGTCGCCATCAACCAGCAGTATGAGTACTCGCGCTTCATCGAGGATATCGTCGAGGTGCAGGCACTCGCCTCCGTCCGCCGGTTCTACACCGACGACGGCGGGTACGCGATCGCGAAGCAGGTGGACCGCTTCCTGATCCTGACTGCAGCTGGCAGCGGCAACGGTGGCGCAGGCTACCCGACGCTGGACGGCAACGGCCAGATCACCACCAACATCACCAACGCCTTCATCGGCGACTTCTCCGCCAACTGGAGCAACAGCGCAAACGCGAACGCGGGCAACGCCACGGACCTCACGGACCTGGGCCTGCGGCGCTTTGTGCAGAAGCTCGACGCGGCGGACGCCCCGATGGCCGGCCGCTACCTGATGATCAGCCCCAACGTCAAGGCCGACATGATGGGCTGGGCGCGCTTCACCGAGCACGCGTTCACGGGCGAGGCCGGCAAGGCCAACACCGTGCGCAACGGCTTGGTGGGCGACACGTACGCCGTCGAGGTGTACGTCACCAACCAGCTCAAGCAGGTGAACAACGCGGTGCCTTCGGCCGTGCAGGATCTGCTGCTGGGCTTCCAGCGTGACGGCCTGCTCCTGGTCGAGCAGATGGGTGTCCGCACCCAGACGCAGTACAAGCAGGAGTGGCTGGCTGACCTCTTCACCGCAGACATGATCTGGGGTGGCGCGGTCCTCCGCGGTTCCAGCGTGTATCCGATCGTGGTGCCGAGCACCTTCACCGACGGCTAATCCTAGCCCTCAGTCGGGAGGCGGGCGATCAGCCCGCCCCCTTCTGAATGCGCAGCAATCACGCTGCTCATTCTCAAGGGGAGAGATTCATGTTGGACAAGAACGATCTGAACAACCTGTCGGCCATCCTCATGGTCGCCAAGTTCGACAACATCACCGTGCAGTCTGCCGCCGTCCTGGTCGCACTGACTGCCAAGGTTCAGGAGCTGGCGAAGGCACCCGATGGCAACTCTGACAGCACAAGCCCTGATCAACCGAGTACTGACCAGCCTCAGGAATAACAGCAACGCAATCCAGGCAGCGCCGGTCATCGATCCCTACCAGCTCCTCGTGCTTGAGTTCCTCAACGAGGTGAAGCAGGAGGTCGAGGACGAGATCGACTGGCGGTGCCTCTGGCAGACAATTTCAGTCACCATCCCGGCTGGTGCCTTCTACGCCGTAGTGCCGGGAACAAACGAGCGCTCACGTCTCGTTCGCGCCCCCATCAAGGGGGCGGGCATGTCCCAGGCAGGGTATGCCCCGGCCCTCGTGGCCAGCGACGCGATCGTGGCGCTCGTTTTTGACATTACGAGCCCCTCGCAGACCGGCAATTTCCCCCTGATCGAGATGCCGCTCCCGCAGCTGATCTACAACGCTGCAGCGACGAATTTCGCGCAGGTGCAGCAGCCGCAGTTCTTCGCGATCGGCATGGGCAACGCCGACAACTCAGAGGCCAACACCAACGAGGCGGTGCTGTACGTCTACCCGCCTGTGAACACGCAGCGGACCATCAACGTCGTGATGTGCGTCCCGCAGGGGGACTTCGCAGCGGCCACGCTGCAGGACCCCAACGGCAACGCGATCGTCACCGCTCCCACCTACCCCATCCTCATGGGGCTGCAGTGGATGACGCGTGAGGAGCGCGGCGAGGAGCTGGGCCCGACGAGCGCGTACACGGAGGAGCGCTACCGCGAAGTCCTGGACGATGCCGTGTCCCAGGAGAACACCGAGCAGGGCAACAACCTGGACCTGATGCTGCTCTAGCATGCCGCGCAACGTCACACGGGCAGGGATGCCACGGCAGCAGCTCGCGCCGATCCCGATCAACACCCCTGGTGCCCGCGGACTGAATCTGCAAGCGCAGAACTCCGTGATGCCGCCGGAGTGGGTGATCGAGGCGTCCAACATGATCGTGGACCCCAACGGCCGCCTCGCGGCTCGCGGCGGCCTCACCTCCGTGACCACGACGCCTTCGGCTGGGGCGATCCGGCAGATCTTCGAGCACCGCACGGCCACCGGCACCTCCACCTCGATCGTCGCCTGGGATGGCGGGCTGTCGGCAAGTGTCTCCGCACCGTCCACAGACCTCGTGGGCACGGTTGCGAGCACCGCGAGCGGTCGCTGGTACTTCGTCAACTTCCAGGACAAGTGCATCGGGTTCCAGGCCGGGCAGGGCCCGATCGTCCGCACGGGCGGCACGTTCTCCCAGATCGTCGCAGCCTCCGGCTCAACGCCCACCGGGGGCGTGGGCACCGCGGCCTTCGGCCGCGTGTGGGGCATGAACGCGGACGGCCATACGCTGCAGTGGTGTGCGCTCGGCGATGAGACCAACTGGGCAGCGGGTGATGCCGGCTCGATCAACCTGCAACACGTCTGGCCGCTCGGCAACGACACCGTCACGGCCATCACGGGCTTCAACGGCACGCTTTGCATTTTCGGCACCCGCCAGATCCTGATGTACGGCTGCCCCGACGCGACCGTCCTGGGCCTCGATGTCACGCAGCTGCAGATCGTGGATGCGATCGAGGGCGTGGGCTGCATCAGCCAGTGGACGCTCGCCTCTGTCGGTGGCGAGGTGGAGGCCTCCGACCTCCTGTTCTGCAGCAAGATCGGCATCCAGTCGCTGCAGCGACTGTTGGTCAACAAGAGCCGGCCGATCACGCAGCTCAGCAAGCATTGCCGCGATGCCCTGGTCGCCATGCTGCAGTCGGAAGTGGCGAACAACGTCAGTGGGTTCTACTCACCGACCAACGGCTTTTACGCCCTCTCCATGCCGGTGAGCGGCTACACCTGGGTGGCAGACATGCGCCACAGGTACGACGACCCGGACGGCGACGTGGACGTCGCGCCCATCACCCGCTGGCCCATCGCCCCGTGGACGATGGTCGAGTTCGCCAACCGCACCGTCTACATGGCGAACGTGACGGGCACGGTGGCCACGTACGGCCCCGGCAACGACTACGGATCCAACTTCCAGGTCCAGCTGCGCCTGCCGTGGATGGATCTCGGACAAGACCTCGCGGCGCGGCTGAAAGTGCTCAAGCGTATCGGCGCGCTGCTGTACGCCCGGACTGCGCTGAACGTCACGTTCCAGTGGTTCATCGACTTTCGCACATCCGCGGCGGGGACTGCGCAGAGGACGACACCCACGGTGTCCGTCTCCGAGTGGGGCACTGCGCAATACAACATCAACGAGTGGGCCGGCGGCCTTGCACTCACTCTCCTGAACTGTGACGGCTCCGGCGAGGGGCAGTACTTCTCGCTCCTCATCACCGCAACCGCTGATAGCAGCTTCGCGGTTCAGCAAGCCAACCTGTTAGCCAAACTCCTGAGACTGGCGTAGTACGTGTCGAACTATACACAGATCACATTTTTCGCCCCCAAAGACGCACTGCTCTCGGGCAACCCCGCCAAGCTGATCAAGGGCGCGGACATCGACCCGGAGCTGGCCGCGATTGCCACGGCAATCGCCTCCAAGCTCGACGGCAGCAGCTTCGCGAACCCGACAGGCACGATCGGGTTGACGGCCGTCAACGGCACGGCCACGACGCCGATGCGATCGGACGCAGCGCCTGCGCTGTCGCAGGCCATCTCCCCGACGTGGAGCGGCACGCACACGTTCTCCAATGCGATCACGGTCAACGGGGCCGGATCGAGTCTGAAGGGCAACGTGACCTTTGCAGCCGCCGCGGCAAGCTTCGGACTGACGCTCAACGGAGCTGCAGCCTCCTGGGTGGGCATTCTCTTCCAAGAGAACGCTGTGTCGAAGTGGGGGGTGCTGGAAGGGCATGTCGGTTCCGGCACGCTCTCGCTCTTCAGCTACACAACCAACGCGGATCAGGTCGGCTTCGCCGCGGCTGGCAACGTTACGATCTATGCGCCCAGCAGCGGCGTGGCCCTCACCGCCAACGGCGTAGCCGGTTCTTTCGCCGCTTTGATTTCGGGCAGCTCCACCTCCGGGCAATCGGACGGGCTGCGAGTTCAGGCTGGTACGAACGTCAGTGACGTTGCACTGGCCGTCTACAACCAAGCGAACACCGTTCCGTTCGTATACATCCGCGGCGACGGCAGCGGGCAGCTCGGGCCGAACAACACCAACACTCTGTCCTGGGGTACCGGCGGCAACTTCACGCTTCCCGCCCCTACCAGCGGCATTGCATTCACCGTCAGTGGCGCGAGCAGCGCAACCGCCCTTTCGATCACCGGCTCGATCGCTGTCAACGGCACGCCTGTCATCGCAGCGTCAGTGGGCAGCGCCGGAAGCCCATCGTACGGCTGGGGCACGCAGCAGGCTGGCATGTACTCCAGTGCCACCAACAACATCGACTTCAGCACAGCCGGCGTGCAGCGCGTCAACATCAACGCGTCCGGCATCCTGTCCGCCGTGGACGACGGCGGCACGCTGACGGTTGTCGGCTGGCGTGGTACCCCGGTCAATCTGCAGGGCGGCAGCTATACCGCGGTACTCGCGGACCGCGGCAAGATGGTCCGCTTCAGTGCCACGGCCACGTTCACTGTAAATAGCGGCATCTTCCAGACCGGCGACGTACTGACTGTCGCCGCCGATGCCTCGACCACGCTCACCATTGCCGCTGGTGCAGGAATCACGTTCTTCTGGGCCAACGGCACCAACACCACCGGCAACCGCACCCTGACCGGCGTCGGCATCGCAACGCTGGTGTTTGTGAACTCGACCTCCTGCTACGTTACCGGCTCGGCCCTCACCTAGTGTCTGGCTTTCTCGGCATCTTGATGGCGGACACCGGGCGTGGGGCCGTGACGTTCACCATGACGTCCGGCCTGTCCGGCACGGTCCACGGCTATCAAAGCGGTACGGTGGGCAGTGTCGCGAGTGTCACGGGGCTGCCTGCCGGGCTGGCTATCAACCAGCTCTACTACAACACGACGGGCCCATCGAACCAGTTCGCTGTGTCTGGCTTCAGCGCGGATCCGGGCTCGGGCTGGTTCAAGTCCATCACCAGCAACGGCCAGACGTTCAACGCCTCCGCAGCGACGTACAGCTACGCAGCCGGCATTGCGACGTGGACCTGGAACACGGGCGCGTTCTCCTTCTCCGGCACGCCCACGGCATACCCCACCGTCGTCAACCGCTAGTCCAACCTCAAACGGTAGTTTCAATTGGCTGACTCCTCGACGGACGCCTCCACGACGTCCAACCCGTTTAGCACGCTCGGAAGCCTGTTCGGCACTGGTCTCGGTTTCTACGGAGCGAACCAGAGCTACGGCCTCCTCCAGAATGCGCTGAACACCATCGGGCCGACGCAGCTCGGAAACTTCGGCCTGACCGGCCCCGCCGGGGGCGGCAGTTACAACCTGCAGAACGGCACGGGCTCGCTGGACTTCGGCTCGCTCAATCCCGCCTTCGCCGGCCTGTCATCCGCCGCCGCCTCCGGCGCGGGCATGTACAGCCCCGATCTGTTGAACACTCTGACGCAGTCGAGCTACGGGCAGCTCAACCCGGCGCTCGGCAACCTCAATTCTGCGTATGGGCTCAACAACCTGTACCAGGGCGCGGGAGCGCTCCAGGCCGGCGGCCTGGGCCAGACGTACAACAGCATCTACGGCAACACGCTGGCGAACATGCGGGCGCAGGCAGCGCCCGCCATTCAGCAGCAAGCGTACGGCTTGCAGAATACGCTCTTCGGCAACGGCGTAGCTGACAGCACTGGTGGTGCGAGCGGCTCGCTGGCCGCTGCGAACTTCGGCCGTGGCGTGGCGCAAGGCGATGCGACCATGCAGCTCAATGCGCAGCAGGCGGCCCTCCAGGGCATGCAGACACAGTCGGGCATTGCGAACCAGCTGTCCGGCACGGGCAGCAGCCTGCTGTCGAACGCGTTCAACCAGTTCGGCAACACCAACCAGCTGATCAGCGGGCTGAACACAGCGTCGCTGAACAACGCACTGTCCGCCACGCAGGGGGCAGGTGCCATCAACACGCTGGGGCTGAACAACTACAACAGCGGGTTGCAGACCCAGCTCGCAGCCGCGAACGCGCGCAACGGCTCGTTGTTCCCCTACGCCATGGTCTCCCAGGCGCTCGCGGGCAAGCCGAACGCAGCGACCTCACTCGGCACTGACCTCTCCGCCAACGGCGGCAGCCTGCTGTCCTCGCTGTTCGGCGGCGGGGGCAACCCCAACATCCTGCAAACCCTCCTGGGTGCGGGCAGGGGCATCGCCAACATGTTCAGCGGCAACAGTGGCAACGGCGTCGATGCCTTCGGCATGCCAATGGGGGCGGCTACAACTCCGCAGGCGGCCTGGGCGGCACCGATCTGAACAACATGGGCAGCGTCTTCGGCCCCAGCTTCTCGGGCTACGGCGGCCTTTACGGCGACAACTTCATGAATGGCGCTGGCACCGGCTCGGGCAGCTACGGGTTTGACACCGGCTACGCCAACACCAACGGCGGCCTGGGTGCCAACTTCCCCGTCATGAACTTCTCTGGCGACACGCTCGGGGATACCTCCCAGCCCCCTCCGTAGCGCCATCAGCCCCGGCGGTGGCCGGTGGCGCTAGCACAAGCAGTGGGACGAACTTTGCCGGCGACGTCGCAAGCGGCTTCGGCGATGCGAGCAACGCCTATGGGCTCTACTCCGGCATCCAGAATGGCAGCGTGACCGGAGACACCTCCGCCGCCATCGACGCCACCAAGCTCGCGAATACCTTCGCGCCAGGGATGATGCCGAGTGCCGTCACTACGGCCGCAGGCGATGCCGCGCCGATCCTCAGCATGTACACCGGCGTGCAGAGCGGCACCCCGCAGGGCTACGCCCAGGCAGGCACTGGTGCCGTGCAGCTCGCTGGCCAGACAGGCCTGCTCGGCTCCAGTGGAGCCGCGCTTGGCGCGACGCTCGGCGGAGCGGCATTGGCCGTCGAAGCACCGTTCATGCTGGATGCGCTCTTCCCAGGCGTCACCTCCAGGCCGCACTACGGGGACTGGTCAGAAATGACCAGCACGGGGGGATCACTGCAGCAGCAGCTGAATGCGGTGACCTCCGGCCGCATGCCAGGGAACCCACAACAGATCCAGGCTGCGATGAATCAGCTGTCGAACTGGTTCTACACCCACGGCGGCACACTCGCCGGCATGGGCGGCCCTGCGGATCCATCAGTCACCGGGCAGCAGCTCTCCGCACTGGGCATGAACGGTTCAACACTCTCCCAGCTCCGTCACTCCTCACAGCAGACGTAAATGGCAGACACCAACGCACTCTCCGCCCAGGCGGGCTTCGGCATGGATCCCAACACGCTGCAGGCGCTCCAGGAGGAGGCAATGCAGCAGCGGCTCGGCAACTTCGGCGGCTCACCGCAGGATCGCATGGCCGCCGCTGCGCAGATGAACGGCATCTTCAACATCTCGCCGGAGATGCAGCAGCAGCGTGCCGGTCAGCAGGCGGTCCAGCAAGTCATGGCGTCCACTCCGCAGGATGACGGCGAGGACCAGATCGACTACCAGATGCGGCTGACGCAGAGGGCACGCGACGCGCTGATCGCCACCAACCCCGGCGCGGCATCCCAACTCAACACGAAGCTGCTGGCCCTGAAGGAGGCCCAGCTGCAGCAGGGGCTGCTGAAGGCCGACTCTCGCATGAAGAACGATCAGGCCCAAGTCCTGGAGGATGACGAGCCGCTGCGGAAGGCGACCAAGCAGATCGCGTACACCGTGACGCAAGATCCCGAACAGGAGCTGGGGTACAAGGT